TAATGCTTTATACAGAGACTTTATGCCAGATTTTATTTTTAGTGTAGATACAAAAATTACAGTGGAGATGTGTGAAAACGAAGTTGGTTTAAAAACAATACACTATGCACCGTCATTAGAAGTTAATAGAGAATACAGTAAAGGAATGTTACATCTAATACCAAACAATCCACATTGGATAACGGGCAATCAAGCATTTTGGACTGCCTGTGTACATGGTCATAAAAACATATATCTAATTGGATTTGATTTTAGAGAGTATGGGAAAAATGAATTAAACAATATGTATCAAGACACTAAGAACTATGGAGAAAGACACGGTAATGATATCTTTGAGGGATGGCTTAAACAGTTTAGAGACCATTTAAAAATGAGGCCGTACTGTCATTTTACTATTGTACATGATAATCCCCCGGAATATTTGAATTATTTACAAACTGGTGTGAATTTAAATAATAGTTCTTTAATGACTTACAAAGAGTTTAGCGATAAAGTCTTAAACCAATCGCTTTAAACTTACCTCTAAAAGAATAGAAATTTTCATTATGATTCGAATAAGGGTCTTTCATAATTTGCATTTGATATAAATGCACCATTTCATGTGCTAGAGTTTCAATAAAGTCTTTCCATTTTGGGTACTTACTATGTAATTCGATACGATAAGTTGTGGGTATATGATAAGGAATTATACGTTGATTAAATCTTCCTTTTGGTGTTTTTCTGTTGTCCCAATCTACTATACATCTTCCCCAATCATGATGTAATTTTTTAATCTCAATAAAACATCCAGGTAATTGATTATTAAACAATACACCATTTAACTTTCTATACCAAAAAGCCGCTACTGCAAGAGTGGGTTTATAGCCAGCAATATCTTGCTTTAATTCTAGGGATTTTTTAAACTGTCTTTTTAAGTGTTTTTTCTTGCTATTTCTCTGTCTTTTCATAGGTTGACTTTATTACCATATCTGTTATAATATACTATTAATTATCTAAAAACACATGAGCGAAATGCACACAGATTTGCCAAAAACTATTAACGAAGCACTCAAAATATTAGCATATAACGAATATTTTTGGTCAACCCCCAAAAACCCCAAAATAAACCCACACCCAAAAGACTTTGAGACAGTAAAATCACTCGCTGAGGCCCAATATGCTTGGACGGAAAAACAGGGTAAATTAGCGGTGGTAATACTGAAAAGATACCTAACTAAATTCCAATCCCATAACCTAGATATAAAATCATTGTTAGATAAGCCAGTGTATGATGAACCATTTAGGGTTATTAACTTCGAAAAAAGTATTGAAAAATTTATAGATGACGATGAAGAAAAAATAGAAATTAACTTTCCGTATAATAAAAAACTTGTAACCTTAATACGTTTATTAAAAGACAACAGAGGACTACCAGGTGGATATGCAAAATATGACGGTGAGTCTAAAAAATGGACATTTAAACAAACAGATGTTACAACTTATTTTCTAACACTAATTGCAATTAGATATGATTTTAAATTTGTTGACGAAACATTATTAGATGACTTTGATGAAGTAAAAGAAGGATTAAAAGATTACAAACAACCCACTGCAAGATTAATTGGTGGGGAAATTGTATTAGACAATGCGGCCGAATCGTTACAAGAGTATTGGAATAATAATCTCAAAGAACAAAAAACATTAATACAATTAGATAGATTAAAAGAATTTGGCATATCAACTAAAGGTATAAAAGTAAAATCATGGAGCCAGATTGGTGGACTTATTGCACATACTACTAGTACTAAGGCATGGATAGATAATAAAAGTTACAATAGAGATCAAGTGCTTGCCGGCTTAACTGAATTGGATTGCTTTCCTTTAGTAATGCCTGTGTCTGGGGATCCACACACTAAAACAGATGCCGACGAATGGAGAAATTGGCTAAGAACATTTGAAACTCATGGTATAGAAAATAAAAATCTTTCGTTTGGGTTTGATATTAAACAACCAAAAAGACCATCGGATATAAAAAAAGATGATCAATGGATTTATAACGACAATCTAGTAAACGATAAAATAAGTGAAGAAGATTTCCAGATATTATTTGAGGTGCACCAATTAAGCAAACAGTTTAAGTATGTTGACAAAGATACCAAAATTATTTTTGTAAGAAACAGAATACCAAAAACATTAATTCAATCTGGAATAAAACCAAAATGTTGTTTTGTAGCATTAGGTGGTGGTTATTACACTTCCGGAACAGATAACCTAAAAAGATATCTAGACAATTTACCTAAAACGTTGTATTATAATGATCATCAACCTTCGAGTTTCGATTGGCGTGATAAAATTATAATAAAACTATGAGCAGTTGCAAACTAATAATTAAAGATCAAGTAAACGTTAAATTTGAAAATTTAGACTTAAAATGGCGTCAACGACTGCATCAAAAATTTAAATACCAAGTACCATATGCTTATCATTTACCCGCAGTTAAGTTGGGTAGATGGGATGGTAAAATTGCTTTTTTTGGGTTAGGTGGCACAACATATTTGTATCTTGTTGATCAAATATTGCCAATACTAGAAGACGGTGGCGTTTATGTTGAACTAGAAGATCAAAGACCTAAAACAGAATTAAAATTTACAAAAATAGACAAAAATTATTTGTCACATATTAAATGGCCGGACAATCATCCATGTGCTGGGCAACCAATTGAATTAAGAGATTATCAAGTAGAAACAATTAATAAATTTATTGAAGACCCTCAAAGCATACAAGAAATTGCTACCGGCGCCGGAAAAACAATTATAACTGCGGCACTGTGCCAATTAGTCGAACCATATGGACGAACACTAACAATAGTTCCAAATAAAAGTCTTGTAACACAAACAGAAGAAGACTTTCTTGCTTGTAATTTAGATACAGGTGTTTACTATGGTGATAGAAAAGACGTAGGAAGGTATAACACAATAGCAACTTGGCAAAGTTTAAATGTATTAGAGAAAAAATCAAAAGACGAACATTCAACAGAATTTAAAGAATTTATAGAAGGTATTAATACAGTAATTGTTGACGAAGTTCATATGGCTAAAGCAGATGTTTTAAAAAGAATGCTTACTGGGCCTTTTGCTCATTGTCAAATACGTTGGGGATTAACAGGCACAATTCCAAAACAAGAATATGAGTACATGGGTATTAAAGTATCTCTTGGTGAAGTAACAAATAAAATTCCAGCAAAAGAATTACAAGACAAAGGTGTACTTGCTAATTGTCATGTAACTGTATTACAAACAAACGATATTTTAGAATTTAAAACATACCAGGAAGAACTTAAATGGCTAACAACTGATTCTAATAGAACAACATGGATAGCACAAACAATAAATGATATTGCAACATCGGGAAATACATTGATACTTGTCGACAGGATTAGTTCTGGTGAAATATTAGAAAAGAAAATTAAAAATTCAGTTTTTATAAGAGGCGCTACTAAAAATTTAGATAGAAAGGAACATTATGACGAAGTATCTACTGCATCAAATAAAATTATTATTGCCACATATGGCGTTGCTTCTGTTGGTATTAACATTCCTAGGATATTCAATCTTGTTCTTATTGAACCTGGTAAATCCTTTGTTCGTGTAATACAAAGTATAGGACGAGGTATTCGTAAAGCAGAAGACAAGGATAATGTAATGATTTGGGATATAACTAGTGCTTGTAAATTTGCACGTAGACACTTAACACAAAGAAAAAAGTTTTACAAAGAGGCAAATTATCCGTATAATATAGAGAAAGTAGATACAGATTTATATGAAGATTCTAACACTTGACAATAGAAGTTATGCACTGGAAAAGATTCCAGAATGGGTGGATGAGAAATTGCGTTTTGCAGTTTTGGATAATGCTGATCCCGAAAACCCAGATTTCTTTTATATACCTTTAATATTTTTAGAAAGTTTTAATGCCCCGGCGGCTGTATTACAAATAGGAAAATGGAAAATGAAAATGCCACTGGATTGGAAAATGTTAATAGGAGAACAAGGACAACCAGAAATGCACGTGTTACCTATTACAAGTTTAAACGATCGAGGGTTTGATGCTTTTACATTTAATCCTTTGTCTAGTACTAAACCGGATTTTTATCCAATAGATGTTGTAGACATATACACAGAAGTAAAATGGTATTTTCCAAAAATAAAATCAGGACAATTACTTGCTGTTCCTTTAACTGGTGGGGCAAGACCAATTTGTGCTTATTTTGTAAAAGATATTTCAAGACAATGTGAACAGGTGGATTATGGCTCGGTCTGGTAGAAAATACGTTAGCATAGAAGCACCGATAATGAAAATGTCTGGAGGCTATGTCTGGATGGATCGACATTGGCCTGAAGATTTGTTTACTTGGATGAGGAAAGAAAAAATGATATTTACGGAAATAAAAATGAAAACTAATAAACTTACACTCTGTTTTAGAACACCACAAGAGTGTACAATGTTTGGATTAAAATATGACAGAGAAAAGCAAAAGGAAATTTTTCGAACTTCGGAATGGTCTTAAAGCAGTAGACTTTAGAAATAAAGATTACTACGATAGAATAGACGACCACGAGAAAAGTTTATATTCACCTTATATGTTAATGAGGTATGTTTCTAATGTGTCGTCAAAAGATAATTTTTATATTGAACACTATATTGAAATGGTAAATGAATGCGTTAATAAACATTGTTTTACGTTAGGATCAAAACATAAAAAATTATTATGGGTTTTAACTGCTATGTGTGGTGCATTGAAACAACAATTTCATCCATGGATAAAACCAATGAAACGTGTGCCAAATAAAAGTTTAAAAAAATTACAACAACTTTATCCAAACTGGAAAGAAGCAGACTTAGAAACATTAGATGCAATAATCACAGACAAGGAACTTGAAGAATTACTGGAGTCACATGGTATTGAATCTAAATAAATGTACCTATTGTGATAAAGAATTTACAAGGGAAAGAACTTTACAGGTACACCTTTGTGAACCTAAACGTAGACATTTACAAAAAAATGAGAAATGGGTACAAAATGCTTTTATAGTATTCCAACGATTTTATGAAATACATCAAAAAGGTACTAAAGAAAAAACGTACGACAATTTTTGTAAAAGTCCTTACTATAATGCATTTGTAAAATTTGGAAGACATATGATGCATATTAGTCCTCTCTATCCTGAAAAATATATTGACTATGTAATATTATCTAAAATTAAATTAGATCATTGGGCAAGAGACGAAATATATGATGCATACCTTGTAGAAACATTAAAAGCAGAACCAGTTGAGTCAGCATTACAAAGATCAATAGCAACAATGATGGATTGGGCAACAGAACAAAATGCACAATGGTCAGATTACTTTAGACTAGTTAATACTAATAGAGCAGTGCAACACATACAACAAGGAAAAATATCTCCATGGTTATTGTTAGGTTGCACAGCAGGTAAAAATCTGTTATTATCATTAAACGACGAACAATTAGAAATGGTCTCAAAATATATTAGTTTGAAGTTTTGGTCTCAAAAAATTAAAAGTTCACCAGCAGACCAATTGTTTGTGCAAGAAACGGCTAAGGAGGCAAAAATTGAGTAGGGTTAAAATTGATATCGATGACGAATTAGATTTTGATCTTGAGGACGGAGATATGATTGTACATATTAAACATAACGGAGATATTGGTAAAGTTTGTATGCCCGATATGAATGCTAAAGTTAAAGAAAGTATTGGTTATCATAAGATGTTACAATGCTTAGAAATATTAAAACCTGGTACTAAAAATGAATTTATAAAATACCATGAGGAGAAATTTAAAAGAAGTTTACACTAATGAAAACTTTTGTAATAATAATGGTATTATTTTTTATTTTTGTATTTGGCTTGCCCATGATGGCTATGTTGAATACAGCAAACATTATTACCGGAAAAAGTAACGTAGAACAAGTTTTAAAAGATATGGAAAGGAAAAAAGCAAAATTAAAAGCCGAACATGAAAAGCAGTTAGCAATAAACATGGAGGCACTTCATGATGGAACGTATAAACCTAAATCTTGGAAAGAAAGACCGCAAGGAACAGAATAATGCCCGATGTAGATATAGATTTTTATGATAGAGACGGTGTGTTAAAATTGTTTAAACACACACCAGCAACAATTATAAAAGATGACAAAATTGAAAAACATAAAACTGGTGTATACTTTCATGTTGTTCCAGAAAATCCTGTAACAGGACACTCAACACTTGATTATAAAAAAGCGGAGGATAGAGGTTATTTTAAAATTGATTGCTTAAACGTTAGTATATACAAAAACATTAAGTCAGAACAAGAACTTGTAGAACTAATGATACAAGAACCTGACTGGGATATGCTAAAAGATATTAATGTAGTTGATAAACTTTTTCATTTAAATGGACATTTTAATATTGTTTCAAAACTAGAACCTAAAAATATTGAACAACTTGCGGCTGTATTAGCAATTATACGTCCTGCTAAAAGACACCTAATGTATAAAGATTGGACAGATATATTAAAAGAGGTTTGGATAAAACCTACAGACGGAAGTTATTTTTTTAAAAAATCCCATGCTGTTGCATATGCCCAAGCAATCGTAGTGCAGATGAATTTGATATCTCGTGATAAATATAGTTTTGATGCAATATCAAAAAAGAGTTAAGAAACATTCCAAAAAACGCAGTAAAAAACCCGCCAACCGAGATTGGTTTCATGATGCTTATGATCCAAAAAATCCGTTGACAATATATTACGCAAAATATATTAATAAAGATAAAAAGGTTTAAACTGGTTTTCTTACTAACTGAATAGTACGCCTTTTCACCCTCTTTTTAGAAATTTCAGAGAGTCTAACTGTTGGTCCTGCAACTATTTTAACATCTTTACTGTTTAATGTTACAAGTGTGGATCTAAAGTACCTAAACTCGCCCTTTAAAAATATGTTTATTGGTAATTTTCTATTAGACTCATACCACCAAGTTTCTCCGCATTTTAAAAAGTGTACCTTATCTTGAGGCATCATTAGTCTGCTATAATCATAGAAACTAATAACGTTTGTATCTTCATTTTGCACAATACCAACAAATTCCATTTCTCCTTTTTGAATTAGGCTTAAAAATGGAAATTTATCCCTTAATGTATTAAAAATTTCACTCATACTCTATCTATAAATACTGTTAAATATGTATTATGCAAACAGTTCAAAGGTATTTACTATCGCAGTTGGTAATAGCCTACGTAAATGGTTACCATGGAAGGAACTCAAAAGTGTACGATAGACGTTTAACATTACACAGAGGGGTTAATAACCCAGTGACTTTCACGTTCAAAAACGAGGATCAAAAAGCACAAGATATTACTTCTAAAACGTATGAGTTTAATATGATTGATACGGAGTCCAAAAAATCCGTAATCACCAAAACACTCACTATATTAGATGATGGTTCTACTGTAAGTACCAAAGGTGACGCTAGTTGTACAATTACTGAGGGCGATTTATTACCTTTAGATGGAAAATTTTACAACTTTGCCGTACGTGAAGTTAAATCAGATGGTAGCAGAGAAGTTACATATTCTGATACAGGATACGCGGCTAAAGGTACTATTGAATTATTAGATGGTGCATATCCTGAATTTGTTGCAAGTACTGAAATATCTGCTTGGAGCGGAACAGGCCCATTACAATTTACTTCTAGTGCTATAGATGGTAAACCAGGATTAAACAATAATAAAGCCTGCCATACCATTGCAGTTTATCCTCAAAATTTTAGTGGTAAATTGATAATACAAGGTACGATGGCAAGTTCTCCTGCTGATGCTGATTTCTTTGATATTACCTCAACAACATTTTCTAGTGCTTCAACGCCAAGCACATTAAACTTTATTGGTGTTTACCAT